TCGTGCAATGCGAGAACGTGGTAGATATCAAATACAGTTAATGAAGACTAGATCAAGTTCAGGGGTAGGTATGAAAGTAGACCTAGAGTTTAATTTAGATAGTTTACGTATCACAGACCCAGGCGAAGAAGCACAAGAAAGTAGTCGACAAGGCCAAGGCAGTTCAAACATTATGGGCCAGATCAAATCAACAAGTACTGTAACTAAAGATGAGCCAAAAGTAAATGCCCAGTTAGATTCTAGTAAGTTAAAGAACATGCTGGCAGGCCTGAAGAAAGTTGAATGATAGCATTTTCAGAAATAAAACGTGTACATCTAGAAATATCTAGCCTTTGCAATGCCCGATGTCCGTTGTGTCCTCGCAATTTCCGTGGATATCCCTATAATGATGGTTACATAGAAAGAAACCTCACTCTTAACGATGTTAAAAAGATATTCCCCCCGAATTTATATCTCAACTTGATAATATTATGGTTAACGGAAATTTTGGCGATGCTGTTATGAATCCAGAAACTCCGAATATTTGTGAATATTTTCTAACTCATAATCCTAACTTAAAAATTAACATCAGTTCAAACGCTAGTGCTGGCACTCAACGGTTCTGGGAACAACTTGGTAAACTAAAGATTACAGTTTTATTTTGTTTAGACGGGCTAGAAGACACCCATCATTTGTATAGACAAAATACCGATTGGCAAAAAATACTTAAAAATGCACAGACTTTTATACAAGCAGGCGGAACCGCAATCTGGAAAATGATCCAGTTTGATCACAATAAACATCAAATTGATGCGTGTAGACAGTTGAGCAAAGATCTTGGATTTAATGATTTTGAAATGGTGTATGATGGTAGGGATAGTGGACCAGTCTATGATCGTAAAGGTAATCTAGTACATGTGATTGGTGACTATCAGGGTGAAACTGACTTTAAAATACTATTCCATAAAAAGAAAACAGACATGGTGCTACTAGAAGATATATCTGTAGTTAATAAGGGGAAACCTATCTGTCAGACTCAAACGGGAAAACAGATATACATAAGTGCTACGGGAGATGTGAGTCCTTGTTGTTGGACAGGATTTAGTCCACATACATTTGGAAAAGGCGAGTATCTTGAAGCAGTAAACGCACAAATTAAACCTTTAGCTACTAACAATAATGCACTAGAGAATAAATTAGAATCTTGTATTGAATGGTTTGATGGTGTAGAAAAAAGGTGGAACATAGAAAAATTTGAAAATGGCCGATTAGTAGTTTGTAATGACAACTGCGGTTCTGCATAAATATACTAAATTGGAGTGAGACCGTGCAAAAACGTACCCGCAGTATATTAACAGAGCTTGACGAACTACTAATACACAAGGACAAGGAAAATCTCCTAGAAAGTCGTGCCAGCAATGTGATCAAGAGTGCCATCAACATCATACAGCATATCCATGAAAACTACGATAATGAAACTGCGACTAAACTAGAAAATCGTTTCTTAAATGCGATCAAGGGTCAAGACCCATCAAAATTCTCCAGAGGCATAAGGAAACTAAAAGATGAAGATTAAAGAAGTAATGTCCGAGGCTGGTATACTAAAAGGACTGGCTAAAGGGATTGGACAAGCATTAGCACCCAACGCCATGGCGTCTAATGCAGAAATACCTACACAAACAGGTTCTAGAGATTTTGAATACAAAGGCAATACCTATCGATGGTTAGGACAGCAATGGGGTGTAAAAGGTCCTGGAGGATATATTCCTGCAAGTAAAGAAGTACAACAACAATTAAACGCACTTATTGCTCCAACGACACCTGCAGACCAACCAATACAAACTGGTGCTAACTTTGATCTTAATTCTACACTAGACGATACTACTCAATATAGATTTGACCATCCGGAACACAGAGCTGAGGGTGTTAGTATTATTGTAAGAAAAGACGGCTGGTATGTAGATAAGTTACCAAAAGGCCTGCGTGGACAAATTCAACGCGACCCTGCTACAAGACTGTATAAAGTTAAACAACCAAAAAATATACAAAAATACAATGACTATTACAATAAGGCCGCAGATGCAGGCAAAGTAATTGAAGAACCAGCAGACTTATTATAATGAAACTATTTGAGATCAAAAGACAGACTCCAAACTTTTTACTAACAGAAAGCAAGAACACGCACCTTGAACATCTCGAGGATCTGGTGTTTAACGATGGCTACGATGGCGCTATGAGTGCATTGGATTATGTAGAAAGCCTCCGCCAGATGTTAGCAGACGGAACAGGAACCACGAGCAAACTAACAGTCAAGTGGGACGGGTCACCAGCAATTATATGTGGGGTTGATCCTAAAGACAGTCGTTTCTTCGTTGGCACTAAATCAGTATTTTCCGCAGAACCTAAACTGTGCAAGTCCACCAGAGACATTGAAAAATTCTACAGTGATAAGCCTGAGCTAGCAGTAAAATTACAGTCAGCACTAAAAAATCTTAAAAAATTAGGGATAGGCGGAGTAGTGCAAGGCGACCTAATGTTTACAGAAGGTGATGTAACCACAGAAGAAATTAACGGTCAATCATGCTATGTGTTTACTCCTAACACCATAACTTATGCTGTACCAGTTGACTCTAAATTGGGTGCCAGGATTGCTAATGCCAAATTAGGTATAGTGTTCCACACCAGCTACGAAGGTAATACTCTTGAAGATATGAAAGCTTCGTTTATAGTAAATGTACAAGGACTTAATCAAACTAATGACGTATGGTTTGACGATGCTACATATAAAGACTACACTGGCATAGCCAGCCTGACTCCGAGTGAGGACGTAAAACTAAAAGCCATGCTGAACAGCACCTACAAGACCATTGAGAAGATTGGCAAACAGAGATTTGACATCATCTTAGACAACAAGGACTTTGCCCGCAATATCAAACCTTTTGTTAACAAGATGGTACGAAGCGGCACACAGGTCACTGACCCAACATCATTCCTTAAAGATTTTGTAATGCATTACAATGACGTAATGACCAAAGACATAGAGAACATCACTGATAGAGCCGCACAGAATAGACTGGTTAAGATCAAAGAAAAAGAACAGTGGATCGCAGACAATGCCAACGCATTAACTGGCATCATGGCTGTATATAAAAGATTGATTGAAATGAAAGGCCTGCTATTGCGCAAACTACAACAGGTAGAAGGCATAGGTACTTTCCAAAAAACCAACGATGGCTACAAGGTTACTACACCAGAAGGTTTTGTTGCCATTGGGCACGATGGTGGCGCTATAAAATTAGTTGATCGTTTAGAATTTTCAAGAACTAACTTCCAAGGTAAAGCATAATGTTTGACTTCTTTGAGGAGTTAAAAGAAGCAAGGATGTTCAGAGGCAGTGACACGCTCAGGGGCAAATCCGCAGACGATGTCGCAAAGATGGCGTTCACTATGATATTGATGTTAGAGATACTACGCCAAGAAGACAATGCCTGGGCTAAAAAATATGTTCGAGACACCATGGACTATACTAACTTTGATGCTATGCGTACCAGTGCTACAGACCTACATAATCTACTAGCAGTGTTAAACAACCAAGACAAGTACTCAGCAAGGATTAAAGCTAACGCTAATATATCAGTACCTGTGCTAGCGATAAGAAGATATTTTAGAGAGATCACTGCTGGACACAAGGACCGCGGATTAGATCGAGCACTGTTTAAGAAATTACAGGATGCTTTTAAGGTTAGCAGTAGTGAATTAAGCTCAGCAAGACGTAACATTGCAGATTGGCAACTACCTAGTAAAACAGAAAAAGCTGTAACAAAAAGAGCGTTAAAAAACGTGTTACAGTCTACAGCACATCAAGCTGACATTTTTGTGCATTTCAAAAGTAAATTATAATTAAAACATAAATACTTACATGTGCTATCTAGCACGACAATTAATAATTATATTAAAATAACAATTTTGGAGAAAGAAAAATGGCAACATTCGCAAGAACATCAAAATCAAGCAGACCTGCAGACGGATCTGGATTTGGTAACGCAATGATAACAGGCAGAACGCTACAGCACTTCACTGTAACTTCAGCAGGTATGTGGTCAGCATCAGGCGTTGTAGCAGGTGCAGTTGACTTCCTAGCAGACGGTTCTAACTATAACAAATTAGTACAAGCAATTTCACAAGTGGGCTCAATTGAGTTATTAGGAACTCCACTAAGTGGTAACGTATTTCACGTAGGGGTATCAGGCTTCGTAGGCACAGCCGCAACTGGCGACCAAAGTTTACAAGCATATTGCAACAACTATGTAACTTACGGTTCTGGTGTAACATCAGCAACAGTAGCTGACTTTGTATATTAAGTTTTAAGTTAGCAGAATATAAAACAAAGCACGCTTAATCAGCGTGCTTTTTTTTGGCTAAACCTTGATAAATAAATTTATGCTCGGACAGACTCGAGTAATAAAATTAGGAGAAGCACAATGGCAGTTTTTACAAGAACTAACCCAACAGCAGTAGCTCGCGGTACAATCCAAAGAAATGTAGCACAATCAGTATACAAAGTTGTATTAAGTGGTTCAGGTTTAGCAGTAGCGGCATCTGATGCGGCGGCGGCAAGAATCTCAGACGCATTTGGTTCAGCAGTTGGTACTTTTAACTTTAAAGCAGACGGTAATGAAATCTATGCTGTAGTTGATAAGCATGCACTTGATATCAATCAAATGGCAGACTTAATTGCACAAGTACTTGATACAGGTACATTTGCAGTTGCAGGTGGTGTTGCTACACTATCAGACTCACAATCAGTAACAGTTACAGAACCTACTACTTTAGAAGGTATGTAAGCTCTATACTTTATGTATGGAACACAAAAAGCACTCTTCGGAGTGCTTTTTTTTTAATCTTGCATTCTGCCGATCCTGCATAAATAATAAAAAGGATCTAAATTGGAGAGATAGAAATGGCAATAGTACAAAAATGGAAATTGGGCCAAGCTAACACGTTAGTGGGAACGCAGACAACAGTAGGCACTATATATCCGGTTAACTCGAGATTACACACAATTACAGTTAACGCAGGTGGGTCAACAACAACCACAACACCACGTGGCAACCTAGTTCCAGACTCTGGATTGACTGGGGGAGTAATTGAATCAATAATTGATGAAGCGGCACCATTGGCCTATTGGACAACAGGTTCCACAGTAGCAGATCAGGCAAATATTTTTATTATTACAGATAAAAGTGTATCCGCAGATGACTTGCAACATCGCATCAGACAGATTGGCGCCAACACAGCGGCAACACGATTAACTGGTACAACATTTACCTATGCAAATACCGCAATACCATCAAAAGCTAACCTTGTTGATATTAGTGGTACACAAGTAATTGAAGGCACTGTAACACCTACAGCCTAACTGGTTTAATATATTAAAAAAGCATCTTTGGGTGCTTTTTTTATGACTTAAAATCCTACCAATAAATAGTATTATAATGATAGAACAAAGAATGTACAATCACCAAATTTTCACCTTGATAGACATTACAAAAACTAATGTCTTACAACACTCAGTTGAAAAGACAAAACAAAGAAATCAACAACGTAATTTTGAAACAGTATGCCAACTGTTGGGACTAAGAACACAATTATTTAATATATCTAATGTTTGGAGAATGGAGGATATTGCTGTGGCCCAATTTAAATTTGGATCATTCTATCTTGGTGACCTAGGATTTAAGTACAATGTTTGGAGCTTTTCGTTCTCAATAGAATTCGACGAAGTCTATAGATTAAATGATGATCCATATGGCACTATCAAAAACGATTTTGTTTACGTACCTGCAATAGTAGGATTAGATGAACAAATGCCTGCCCCACCTCATCCACTGTTCTACGCAGAAGGTGTGTATAAAAACATATACTTTACTCCAACGATTTAGAAATAAATATTAATGTAACGAGTGATCGTTACGTGATGCAAAGGCAAACAATTAAGGCACATATTAAGGCACACCATAGGCACATCAACTGCATCGGGTCATTTACATAATGGACACGACGTATGTCAACCACTGAAATAGAGAAAAAGAATCTAGAAGCCCACGTTGAGTTATGTGCCGAAAGGTATAATAACTTGGAAACAAAGCTGGACAATTTAGAAACAAGAATGGACAAACTTGAAGGCCATATGGTGGATATCAAGGCTTGTCTCACTGCCAACGAACGTACTAGAGTGACCCAATTGGTCAAAATTGGAGTGACTGTGATTGGTGTCCTAGCCGCGGCTGTGTTAGGTTTTATCTCCAGCGGCCACATATACCTATAAATAAAGTTAAACCAGAAGGGCTTGACTTTATGAAGATCGTAGAACTCACAAACAAATTACTAATGCCAATTACCAACGAAGAAATTGAATTGTTGGAACAGTTCACCGATGAGCCCATCGCAAAGAATCAGTTAAATGATCGCGAGCAACTGCTTGCAAATCAACTAACTGTCAAAGATGTGTTAATTAGAACTAATTCAGATGGCAAAATCTATTACAAGAAAATATAGCGAATTTGATCTTGACAAGATCCGTAGATTTACGGAACAAGAATTAGATCGTATATCTGGTGGCCCTCGTGACCTGCCTTTTTGCTATCAAATTGGATTTGATGTTCTTGTAGGGCATTATAAGGTTGTAAAAATTGATAACAGGTGTTGGCGAGTAGTTAATGGCACCACTAATATATTTGATTTCTTTTCGCGTAAAGATGCTATATTTTATTGTATAGCCCTGCACCAAAAAGAACACACACTAGCAAATGATATTAAGAAGGCTGATACACTGTTGGGTAGATTAGAGGTAGATGCCATACAATATCGGTCGGGTTACAAGAAGGCAGTTGAAAAAGGTGACGGATTTAGGGAAGATTATTATTCAGCTAGGTACACAGACACCATGGATCGACTAGAAGAGGTCAAGAAAGAATTAAAGAAAACTCTAAACTTGGCTAAATATATTAAAGAATAAATTAACAGGGATTATACCATGAAACTAGCAGAAATGTCATTGACATCAGCGAAAAAGATTAACAAAGTGTTAGAAAGTCGTTTTGGATTTGCTATTAATTACGATAGCCTAACCGTTGAAAAAGCTGAAAAACTCAGCGAAACTATCGCCGCTAATTTGGATAAAATCCGCCACAGTGCAAATTTACATACAGCAGAGACAAATCCACGCTATATGGAATTGTTGACAGTGAAAGAAGGACTATCACGTTGGTTAGAAGAAAACGCTAACACAACAACAGAAGCTGAAATCATCAACGAAGGTGAAGTTGGCAACGCTGAAGTGTTATTAGCCGCTAAAGACATGGTTGATTCGATCCAAGACGCCATTGAGAAAGTTGGCAAGATGCAAAACGAACAACTTCCACAACTGTTAGACAGTATCCGTGACCAAATTGGTTCTGAACAGTCAGATGGTTTTAAAAACGCTGTCGGAACAACACTAGATACATTAATGACACAACTACAAACAGCACGTGAAGGTGTTGACAATGGTGTTAAAATCCTAACTGGCGAGCAAACAGACAACCCAATGGCAATGCCAGATGAATTACCAGCAGAACTTCCAGCACCTGAGAGTGATCTAGATGCAGACGAAACTGATGGCTTTGCGGCCACAGATGCCGCCACTGGTGGTGCAGAAGAACTTGGCCGCGAATTAAGATAATCGTGCGTTTAGATGAATTTACAAACAGTACAAATACTCCAGAGTCAAATTTAACAACAGCTCTGGAACTTATCCGCCACAGATATAAAGATAAGAAAACACCCCCAAAGATTTCAACACAAAGCCTTATTAATATGGTTCTTAATACTGATAAGAATTTTAATTATGACGCCCTTGTGTCTGCAAACGAAAACAATCCAGCTCTCAAAAATCTAATAAAAAGCTTCAATAAAGATTATGTGGAACTTCGATCAGCTGATGACACAGATGATACAGATGCTACAACAACCAATACGGACGCAAACAAAGCACCAGTGGACACCGTATCCAAAATGGCCAAACGTGCCGGCAAAAAACGTAATAAATCTGTTTATTAAAAATTAAAAATTCCTTGCAATACTATTATAAATACTGTATAATACTAATATAGTATTTAGGAGAAATTTATTATGAGTTATTCGAAGGCAGTATTAGATCATTACGAAAACCCCAGAAACGTTGGCTCATTTGATAAAAATGACCCTAATGTGGGCACTGGTATGGTTGGTGCACCCGCATGTTTTGCTGGAGCCACATTGATTGCGACTCCAGATAGTAAAAATATCAGTTTAGCAGTTGCATATGCTAATGATATTGATATTCATGTCTGGTCATATAATCTATCTACCTGCAAGTATGAAATCAAGATGGCACGGCCAGTTTATTCTGGCAAAAAAGAATTACATAAAATATTAGTAGATGGCGAGGAAGTATGGGTAACTCCAGATCATAAATTCCTTATGGTATCTGGGAATTATATTTCCAATAGTGAATTAAATCCAGAAGACAGTGTAATGCCATTTCATAGAACTATTTCTAGTAGAGGATATTGGAATGTAAAGTCATGCACCCACCGAGCAGAGCATTTAGCGTATTATAAGACTGTTAACAATGTAACTGAAAATTTAGTTCATAAATTCAACATTGATCATATTGATGGAGATAAACGAAATAATAATATTGAAAATCTTAATAGGTTGACGATATCAGATCACATATCCAAGTCGCGTCCATCGCTTTCCGGCAAAATAAATAAACACAGATCTGCAGAATTAAGCAGACAAATACCGAGACAATCAATCATTGATTTGATCGAAGATGATTTAGTGTTATATGAAATAGCAAACAAATTAGAAATATATAGTGATGAGTTATATAGATTAGCCGCGTTATATGCCATAACTGAAATTACAAATAAAACAGTTATCAATGATGAATTAGTAAAATTTAATTTATCTGAACGAATGAAAAAAGATAATCCTTATAATAATTTCACAGATAAACAAAAATTAGAATTCGCAACACACATCGGTTCAGATAACGGCAGATGGATCGAGGTAAATAACAACGATCTTCTGAAAGAGGGAAGCAACTTACTATATCAACATGGCAAATTAACTGCAAAGATATGGTGTAAAAACGCTAAATCAAAATCGTTGCCACAGAATCTTAGTCCGCGGTTCAATACGTTCAGTGAATTTAAAACGAAAGTATCAGCGTACAATCACCGAGTTGTACAAACTAACGATATTAAGATTATAGATTGTTATACACTACAGGTAGAAGAGAATAATAATTATGTAGTTATAACAGATGTGACTAAAAATCATCATTCGGGCATAGTAGTTAAGAATTGTGGTGACGTTATGAAACTACAGATTAAAGTAGAAGATGGAGTTATTACAGATGCGAAGTTCAAAACGTATGGATGTTTTGTTAGTAATACTCTAGTAAATACGCCAACCCACACTAGAAAAATATCTGAACTTGCTGTTGGGGACGAAGTTTTATCCTGGGACGGTGCTGAAGTTAGACCAAATGTTATCAACGAAATCATTACAAGATCTGTTCC